CAGCAGTCTGGCGGTGACCGGCTTTACGGCGGCTGCAGCCCCACGCCTCAAACGCGGCGATATCTTTCAGATTACCGGGGTGAACGCGGTCAATCCCCAAAGCGGCGTCAGTACCGGGCGCTTACGTGACTTTACCGTCACCGCCGATGTCTCCTCAGCGGCCGATGGCTCGGCCACCATCCCCATTTCCCCGGCCATTCGTCTGGCGACGGCCACCGATCCGCGCGGCACGGTGGACGTGCTGCCGGCGGGTGCCGCGCCGCTGCTCTTCGAGGTGGACGGCGAGGCGTATACGGCCAACACGCTGTACGCGCAAAATATCGCCTATCACCAGAACGCCTTTACGCTGGCCATGGTCGATCTCGTCCAACCGGCGAGTGGCACGTATGCGCGGGCGAGTGATCCCGATTTGGGGATCAGTATCCGGGTCTGGAAGGATTCCAACATCAACAGCGACACGCACCCCTGCCGGGCGGACATTCTCTACGGCTGGAAGACGATTCGGCCGCAGATGGCGTGCCGGGTGTGGAGTGCGATGGCGTAACCCTGCTGGCGGCTGGTCACCCCGGCCGCTTCGTGAGGTGGCTATGGCCCAGGACAAGACGATTCCGTCCGAGTATCCCTGGTGGATGCACCACCCGACGGCGAAGATGGTGCTGACGCAGAACGCGGAGGAGGCCCAGGCGTTGGTGGATGTGGACCCGCTGTGGCGGCTCTTCCCGTATACTCCCGAGGAGAAAGCGGCGCGTGAGGCGGTGCCCGAGCCAAAAGCCGGGGCACGGCGGACGAAGGAGTAACCGATGCCCACCGCGCGGGCGCTCATTCGCCGCAGTCTGCTCCTGTTGGGCGTCATTGCCTCAACCGAAGCCATGGAAGCGAGCGAGGCCCAGGACGGCCTCGACACCCTGAACGCGCTCATCGCGTCGTGGGCGGGCGAGCGCCTGACGCTCTATCACACCCCGCGTCTGGACGTGCCGCTGATTCCCGGCCAGGGCACCTATACGTGGGGCACCGGCGGGGCCATCCCCGCGCCGCGTCCGCTCAGCCTGGAGGGGGCCGTGCTGCGGGTGGACGAGACGGACTGGCCGGTGGAGGTGGTGAGCCAGACCGCGTATGAACAGGGCATCATGCACAAAGCGCAGACGAGCCCCATGCCCTGTCTGGTGTATTACGAGCCGGCCTTTCCCCTGGGGGTGCTGCACGTCTGGGGGGTGCCGGAGGTGCCCGCGACGCTGGGGCTGTTCCCGGTGGTGCCCTTGCAGCGGTTGGCGTCCATTGACACCGTGGTCAGTCTGCCCGAGGGCTACGAACGCCTGCTGGTGACGGGCCTGGCCATCGAGCTCTGTCCCATGTACGGCAAAGAGGTCAGTCCGACGCTGGCGGCGATGTATGCCGAGAGCAAGGCGAACGTGAAACGTGGTAACGCGCCGTCTCCGGTGCTCGGCTGTGATGCGGCGCTGCAGGACTGGGACATGGACGCCTGGTCCCCGTGGCCAGCGGAGCGGAGGGCCTGGTTATAGACTGGCAAGGGTTTTGTGGCCCAAGTTATGCAAGCAGGAGCCGCGACGTGAGCGCGGATCGCTGCATCAATCTGTTTACCGAGGTGGTGCAGTCCGGCGTGAGTCCGCCGCTGCTCGCGCTCTACGGGATTCCTGGACTCCGTCGCGCCTTTACCTGCCCGCGCTGGCCGGTGCGGGCGCTGTATACGGCCACCAATGGCCGCTGTTTTGCCGCAAGCGGGGATACCCTGTACGAGCTCTTTCCTGGCAGCCAGCCCGTGCCCCGTGGCACGCTCCAGAGCACGCACGGCGTGGTACATCTGACCGATAATGGCCTGATGCTCCTCCTCGTCGATGGGGCGCATGGCTACGGCCTGACGTTTGCCAGCAATGCCTTTGCCGCCATCACCGATCCTGACTTTCGCGGGGGGACGACGGTGGGCTTTCTGGATGGCCGGCTCGTGTGGGACGTGCCCGGCACCGGGCAGTATCAGTGGAGCGAGCTCTATAGCCCGGACGTGGACGCGCTCGCCTTTGCCACCGCCGAAGCCCGGGCCGATCCGCTCGTGGGTCTCAGGGTCGATCACCGGGAACTCTGGCTGTTTGGCACGCAGACCACGGAAGTCCTGTACTCGACGGGCGATCCGTTCACGCCGTTTCAGCGCTTGCCCGGGGCGCTGCTGGAAGTCGGCAGTGTCGGGCCGCACTGTATGGCCAGTCTCAACAACACGCTGTTCTGGGTGACCAGCAGCCCCAGAGGCCAGGGGCATGTGGTGCAGGCGCAGGGCTATCAGCCGCAACGCATCTCGACGCCACCGGTGGAGTGGGCGCTGGCGCAATCGAAGCGCCTGCGCGAGGCGGTGGGGATGACCTATACGTACGAAGGCCATAGCTGGTACGGGCTCTATGTGCCCGATCTGGAGACGTCCTGGTGGTATGATCTCACCACCCAGCACTGGAGTGAACGGGGGACGCTCTGGGCCAACAGTCTGCAGGTGGTGTCGGGACCGGACCCGGCGTTTTATCCCTGGCGCCCCTACGTGCACACCTACGCCTTTGGCGTGCATCTCCTGGGGAGTTGGGAATCAGGGGCGATTTATGGCCTGGATACGGCATGGTATACCGACGATGACCGACCGCTGATCAGGCAGCGCGTGACGCCGACGATGCGGCAGGAACAGGAATGGCTCCAGATTGCGCGCTTGCGGGTGCACCTTGAAACGGGCGTGGGATTGGACGGCGGCGCGGTGCCTGGGGGCGACCCGCAAGTCATGTTACGACTTAGTAGGGATGGGGGCCACACGTGGGACAATGCCAGGTGGGCCACGGCGCACCGCCTTGGGCAGTACGGGCGTACCGTCGAATGGCGCAGGCTGGGGCGGGCCAGACAATGGACGGCTGAAGTGTCCGTGAGTGATCCGGTGCCCGTGACGTTTCTGGGCGCCACAGTGACGTAAGGAGACGCCATGCCGACTCCCTTACCGCCGGTGCTGCTGCGTGCGCCCGTGGTGGAGCGCCAGACACTGACGCTGACCAGCCCGTGGCTGCAATGGTTCGAGGCGTCCTATATCCGCCAGGGGGGGCAAGAAGCCGCGACCAATACGGAGTTATCGGGGGCGACGCTGGCCAATGCCGGGCACATTGCCGCCGTGGAAGACGATCTGGCGCAGACGAGCACCAATCTGGCGGCCCTCGAAGCGGAAGTGACCGCCTTACAAGAAGCGGTGCTCCAGCTCTCCCAGGCCCTGGAAGTCGTGACCGGGCGGGTCGACACGCTGGAAACCCAGGTGGAGACGCTGGAAGCGACGGTGGCGGATCAGGAAACGCGGCTCAGTGCGCTGGAAGCCTGGAAGACGGCGATGCTGGCCGCGCTGCCGGGGGTGGTGAGTGTCACAGCGTTACCGACTCTTGGAGACGCACCAGCCACCGCTGACGCGCTTCGGGACAACCTGACCAGTGCCTGGGAGCCCCCATTGGAAGCGAACGACAGCGGGCTGGCGGCGGCGGTGAACGCGATTACCTCTGCGCTGGCGGCGTAATCCATGCTGATCTGGACGCTCGTCAAGCCCCTGGTCACGTGGAGCCAGGCCGAGCGCGAGCGGCGCTTGTTTCACGTCTGTGTACAGGTCCAGTCTGCGCTGATCACACGCTATCCGGGGTATCAGACGGCGAGCGTGCACACGATCCCCGAGGCGCTGGAAGGCGAGGTGAAGGCGATGCTCGCGGAGATTCTTTCTGCTTACGAGGTGGGACGATGGAGAACTTCCTGAAGATTGCCGAGAATATCGACATCTTTCCCTTGTTGTTGGCGATTCATCGTCAGCCTGATCTGTGGAATGCTGTCCCTCTCCGCACCCAGACTCCAGGGTCGCCGCATGCATCCGCAAGTGATGTCTTGATTCGTTTCCAACCGCTTGACGGGTCCTTGAAAGATCCTCGCGCCTGTGTGTGGTATGACGCCGCCTCGCGGTTACCGCAGGTGCGTCCCATGGTCTATGGCTTGATGGCTCGGGTGGAAGGGGATCGGCTGGGACGCATTATGCTGGCGAAACTTGAGCCGGGCCACAATATCCAGCCTCACTCAGATGTCGGTGAACACCCTTTGCAATATGAGCGCGTGCCGTATTGGGGAAGGTATCACATCCCGTTGACCAGTGATCCGTGTGTCATTTTTCGCTGTGGGCAGGAATTTCTGCACATGCAGCCTGGAGAGGCGTGGCACTTCAAGAATTATGTGGAGCATGAGGTGTTCTGGACTGAGGGCTATGGCCCTGAGACACCAGCGAGAATCCATCTCATTGTCGACATTCACACGGCCAACGAACCCGACCGGGAGGAGCCATGTTGACCTACCAGGTGGAGGCGTGGGGCGACTTCTGCACAGAAGCCGAACCGCTCTGGCACCAGCACTGGCAGGAAATTGCCCTCGATCAGGACGTGATTCCCCTGGTGCCGGACGACGCGGCGTATACCGCCCTCGACCAGGCCGGGC